ATTGTTTATGGTACCCATTATACCACATTTCAAGAGGTTTGTAAACCCCCTATTTGCATCTTTTTTGAAAATAATTCGTAACAAATCGTAACAAAAAAGGGAGCCGAAGCCCCCTTTTACAGAATAGATAATCTAATTACTCTGCTTTAACTAAGGTATAGATACCATAAACTAGTCCGGCCCAAGCGAGCCATTTAGCTAATCCGCCTAAGAGAATTACAGAACCGCAAACCACTACAATAGTTGTTCCGTCCCAGGTAGTTCTTTCAGCGACTCGGGCTTTCACCCAATCTACTGCCATATTTAAATAATTCATATTATTTCCTCTGGTTTATATTTTAAATTCGGAGTAAGGATCTTCCCTTTCGCCGAATTTGTTTATTGCTTTATCATCAGACACAACAGTATCGCTCATGATATCTGTTTGTGCCGATTCCTCTACATCGTAAAGCTTCATGCGGGAACGATCTATACCAATTACAAAACGCTTATATTTGGTCGGATCGTTATAACGATTTTTCAATTGTTTTACCAGCAATTGTCCAAGATCATCAAGTTCCTCTGTAGTAATAAGAGCGAACATGAGATCTGCCGTAGCCGGTAGACCAAATGATTCCGAAGTGTCCTCTAATCCTACATCAGTATTTGAATAACCAGATCTAGTCGTTTGCGTTGCACTCACGATCGGGACATTAAATTCAACCGCTAAACCCCTTAATTCTTCCGCTATAGATTTAACGTATGAATAAGTATTTATACTTCCCCCGAGCCCACGCACCCTCGCGGACGCGCATATATTGATATAATCAACATAAATTATATCGGGTATAAAGTCTTTTTTTAGCTTTAGTTCATTGAGCAAAGCTCTAAAGTGCCCAGTGTGGGCTGCGCCCGTTGGGTACTCTTTAACTATAAGTTTCCCTATAGAGGTCTTTGCTATCCTTTGGATCTTTTTATCGAATACATTTTTTGGAAGCGTTTCCAATTGCTGTATAGGTAAATCCATAAGGTTAGCATCGATTCTTTCTGCTATTCTTTCTTCAGCCATTTCCATGGTGATATAAAGAACATTCTTTCCTAATTCAAGATTAGCTGCCGCAGTATGACACATAAAAAGAGATTTACCTACACCTGTACCTGCCATAGCAATGTTTAAGGTTTTATTCGGTAAACCACCTTTTGTTATTTTATTAAAGTAATCCAAATCCCACGGGATTCTAGATTCTTTAGAATTATAAAATTCAAATCTTTCTTCAGAGTTATCAATATAATCATGTCCAATATTTGGATCAAAATTAACTCCTAAAGCTTTTTGTAATATTCCTGGTATAGATTCTTCAGTTTGATCGCCTTTGCCATCAATGATTTGTATAGAATCCATTATAGCATTATATACAGCTCTATCCTTACACCATTTTTCTGTTTCAGAAACTAGATATTCATGCTCTAGATCACTCTTTGATTTACATTCTCCAATGCATTCTCCTGCATTTATTCTTAAATCATCTGGGAGCTGAACCTTTTTAAGTTCTAATTCTAATACCTTACCAGTAGGCATTTTATTATGTTTATTAACAAAATCTACTACAAGGTCAAACACCACACGGTGTGGTTGTTCAAAGTAATCTGGTTTTAGATAAGGTATTACTCTACGTAAATACTCTTCATCATTAATCAGATGACTTAGTACGTGTGTTTGTATTTGTGTTGTTATGTCCAATTGTGCCAATCACTTCTCCTTCTTCTAGTGATTCTTCCATTATATTTTGAAGTATTCCACCGATATAGTTTCTAAAATTTATATCGCCGATAAGTTCGTCTTCTTCGAATTGTCCTGCGTCTTGAATATCATAGGTAAATGCAAGGGTTGCAATATCTAATTCTGGACTCTCTTTTATTGAGACCTTACCATATATGTATACAACATCTTTCCACCTACCTGTAAGTAATCTAACCCCATAAAATTCTATGTTATTAGATTCTACTAATTGATAATCATTACTGGTTATGACATTATTGTCGCCATTAGTATCAAATTCACTACTCATTGTCTATATCCAATTCTACTTCTAGTAGTGGTTTATGACCTATTTGATAGTGACCTTTGACAAAGTCTTTGAAATCCGTTCCATCAAATATTGGCGACCAAAAAGATTCTGATAGCGTATCTTTCTCTCTAACCTTTGGATCGACCAGTTCTCCAGTATCTTGATCAACCCTACAGTACCAGCCAACAGAAGGCTTAGCAACATAGTTACCAGCAAGAGCGACATCCAGTAAACCACTATAGCGCTCAATGCCACCTTCCCAGCTAACACTAATAGGAACTTTTGACTTTTCTCTAACAAATCTCGATTTTTCCACGTTGATAACAAAATTATATCCTCTTATTTCTGTTCCTACTTTCTTTTGTTGTCTTCCTATAATCCATATATTATCGGCAGAGTAATAGATACCCGTACCTCCGGAAACAATAGCTTTTGGAAACAGTCCCATCTCTTGATAGGTATGATTAATTGCTAAAAGGGAAATACTTTTCATAGTTAAATATGGTGTGACCATTCTAAATAATCCTTTTAACGCCTTAGCTCTCGACATATCAGCTACTGATTTTTCATTGAGTGTATCTTCTAGTTCTTTCTTTGAAGCTAAGTTCCCAATCGAATCAATAATAACTATTACCTTATCTCCTCTCTCCAGACTTTCTAGTTGATTAACTAGATCAAATTTTAATTGTTCTACATCTGTGATTGGAGTATGTAATACTCTTGATACATCAATATCAAATGATTCAAAGAATTTTTGCGGTGCTCCAAACTCTGAATCATAAAATAATAATACTGCATCATCATGCTCTTTTAAATAATCTCTTGCTATAAGAAGAGCAAATGATGTCTTAAAATGTTTACTTGGCCCTGCTAGGACAGTAAGTCCTGGGGCTAAACCTCCATCTATATCTCCGGATAAAGCTGCGTTTATCATCGGAACTGATGTTGGCATTGTTTTAAAATCTTTAAAGAATATCGAATCAGATAAAACTGCAGTAGTTTTAATCTTGCTATTCTTTTTTAATTTATCCATTATTCCCATTAGTATAACCTCCTACGATCTAAAGGTCTAAGGGACATTGAATCTTCTTTCTTTCTCCAACGGGCTGTTCCTTCTGCCTTTTTTCTAATTCTTTTTTGACAAGGCTTTTCGTAATATTCTCTACGCCTAACCTCTTGGATAATTCCAGCTCTTTCAACCTTCTTTCGAAATTTTCTCATTGCAAGATCAAAGGGCATAGGCTTCGGTGGCCTTTTATTTTTGTGCCTCTTGTTGCGTGGATTACGCGGAGGCCTAGGTCTTAAATCAACCATTACCATAATTTTTCTCCATAGTGCATCTATTATACCACACTTTTATCTGTTTGTAAACCATTATATCACGAATTGCTGAAATAAATTCTTTAATAATAACAATAAGGCAAATGAATTTAATATGATTAAAGATCGATCTTCCCATATTGCTGAAACTATTAACCAACCTATAACCCCAATGACTGAAAAGGTTAAATCATAAAATACAAAACCTTCTATTCCTCTCATTGACATTCCAGTAAGAAGGAAAACACTAGCTGTCCATTTAATATACCAATCTGGTGTATATTTAGGTGTAGCTGATTTAAACCATCTTTTAGAATTTTTTATTTCTTCTGGACTAGGGTTTTCTCTAGATGAAGTCATATATTACTCCTGCTTCGTCAAACATTGAATGAGTTTCTAAGATTGCTACTTTCCATCTATCCGGAATTGAATCAATCCCATTTTTCGGTCCTACTACTCGAGTAATTCCTACTTGAATTATTCCTTTTGCACACTCATTACATACGGGAAGTCCGTGTACGTACAACGTGCTACCATCGAGCTTAGCTCCATTATATCCTGCATTGTATATACAATTCATTTCCGCATGAACAACATATCGATATTTAACTTCTCTATTCTCTAGTCTAGTCTCTGATTCGGTTACACCTCTAGGAAATCCATTATATCCTTGCGCGAGTACTTGCCCGCGCTCGCCTATCGCGACCGCGCCTACGCCCGTGCTCGGATCTTTCGACCATCCTGCAAAAAATCTTGCAAGATCTAAATATTTTTCATCATGCTTGTGCATCTATATTTCTCCAAATAGATTGATTAACCTGTCTTTGTCTCATAGGATCATTTCTTATTTCGTCTGTTTTTAATGGATGTTTATCTCTATCTAATATTGCCTTAGGAACAATATCTTTAAATTCAGATTTTAATCTTTTCTTTTCCCCATTTCTTTCTTCATATGGGGTATTTAGCGCATGTTTAATAACGCTTGGAGCTAAGAAAGGAGCTCGTAATTCTACTGTAGATCTCATCATTGTTCTATCTAATTTAGGTAAATGATAAAAAGGCAATTCACAAAATACATCGCTATATTGAGAATCATATTCTTTAGCCCTAGTATAACCACCAAACAATTCATCTGCTCCATCACCAGTTAGAACATTATAAAATCCTAATTCTCTAAGTGCTTGAGCCATAGCTATTTGGGGTCTAACTGACCCTAAATCTACAG